TGATGATGTTCAAGTAAAAGGGAAATCTAATAAGGTTTCCATTTACACCGTAGAAAGGTAACTTATGGACTATGCTACAATCTCATTATTAATAGCATTGATGATCTATATATTTAATGACCTCTACCGCTTTTTTCAAAGCTTAAATCCTTACGATTTTACTTTAATTAATAAGCAGGAGAGTTATGACTTTACTACAAAAAAGAAAGCTGAAAAAATACTTGGCGAAAACATTAAGAAGTGAAAAAAGAATCAAATTATATTTACTAAATCTACATTGGATCAAAATTAAAAAACAAAAAGAAAGAAGGCGAAGGAGAACTCTCATTAAAT